CTTATCTTATAGTCTTTCTGCAACAGGAACTCCTAGTGCAACTACATATTTAAGAGGTGATAACTCTTGGGCAACTATCCCTGCAGGATTCTCAGGATTCTCTTTTACTGATGGTAAATCACCTTTCTCAGTTTCTTCAGGACAAACTGTTACTCTTACATCATCTACATTAACTTGGGATACAAGCACTGCAAGAACGATTGATATTGAAATGCCTCCTTCAGGTGTTAGTGCAGGTTCATATACCTCAGCTAATATTACTGTAGATGCTCAAGGTAGAGTAACTGCAGCGAGTACGGGTGGTTCAGGAACAATGACATCTTTTGATGTTAATTCAGATAGTGGTACTAAACAAACTATAACAAACGGTGAAACACTAATTATTAGTGGTGGTACTGCATTATCAGGTGTTGTAGGTGCTACTGATAAAGTAACTATAAATCACGACAGTTACGGAACTGCAGGTACTTATAATTATCCTTCACAAGTAATCACAAATGCTCAGGGTCACGTTACCTCAATTACTGCAGGTAGTGCTCCGGGTACAATGAGTAGCTTTACTCTTACTGCTGATTCAGGAACTAATCAAACAATTTCTAATGGAAACACATTAGACATTTCAGGAAGTAAAGGTATTGACACATCGGTAGGTGCTACTGATACAGTAACTATTAATCTTGATTTATGTGAACTAGATGAGGAAGATGCAATAGCATCAACAGATTATTTAATTGGATGTGTTAGTGGTTCTAATGCAAAAGTACAAGTAAAATCTATTACTCTAAATGAGTTTGCAAAACCAACAGGTGATTTAGATTTAAACAGTAATCAGATAAAGTCGTTAGCAGCACCAACTGCAAGTACAGATGCAGCTAACAAAAACTATGTAGACACTACGTTTGCAGGTTCAGGAGCATTAATCTATCAAGGTGGATATGATGCAACAACTGCAGCACCAACAGGTACTTCAATTAAGAAAGGATTTACTTATGCAGTAACCGTAGCAGGTACAGGAAGTCCTGCAGGATTCTGGAGTCCTACACTAGAGGTTGGTGATTTAATTATTGCACAACAAGACAATCCTGTAAATGCAGGTGATTGGACAGAGATTAACAAGAACATTGATGTTGCAACTGCAACAGTTCAGGGTATTGCTAATTTCCCAACTGCAGGTGGATTAAGTGTTTCATCAGGAGCAGTAAGCTTACCTGCAGTAGGTAGTGCAGCAACAAAAGGTGGAGCAGCTAAATCACTAGAAATAACTACTGATGCTAAAGGTAGGGTAACAACAGTAAAAGAAAATGCTATTGCAATTGCAGCATCACAAGTTACTAATTTCTGTACTGAGGTTCACAGTTGTGTTTCTTCTACAAGTAGACAACAAACAGGAACTATTGGTGGTGCAACAAGTATGACGATAAGTCACAGTTTAAATACTAGAAATGTAATGGTTCAGATATACTCTAATGCATCTCCGTATGATACGGTTGAATGTAAAGTTGAAAGAACAAGTGTATCTCAAATAACAGTTAAAGTAGCTAAAACTCCTGCATCTAATGCATTTGCTTATATGCTACAGAAAATAGGATAAAATTAAATAATGGCAATAGAGTTTAAAGAAGCAATTGATGTTGCTGACGACATCAAAGTCGATGGCACATCTTTGGGTACTAATGCATTTACTAACACAACTATTCCTACCAATAATAACCAACTAACAAATGGTGCAGGTTATGTAACATCTAGTGGTAATACTGTTATAGGAACTAGCACTAATTATAGTAATACATCAGGTGCTAATATTCTTCAGACACTTGCTTTAAGTAGTGGGGTTATAACAGGGTTTAATAAAAGAACCCTAACTCTTGGTGACTTAGGATATACAGGAGCAACTAATGCCAACTATATAACAGACAATAAAAGTTTGACAAATGGTGCAGGGTATATAACATCCTCATCAATTGGTAATGGAACTATTACTATTAATGCAGGTACTAATCTTGGAGGAGGAGGTTCTTTTAGTGTAAACCAAGGTAGTGCTCAAACAATTACAATTAATAATACTCTAACCAATAATAACCAATTGACAAATGGTGCAGGTTATACTACAGGTTCAGGAACAACAAATAAATTAGCCGGATGGTCATCATCTAGTGGACTAAGTGCATTTAAGATGACTCAAGATAATGGAAGTTCAGTAATGAATGGTAGTTTTACACTTGATAATTATACTGCCTCTGCAACTGCAACTTTTAATGGAAGTTCAGGAACTGCTGTAAATCCTAATCAAAACTATCAAGCAGCATCGGCTGATACATTGGCTCATTTAGCAGTAGACACTTCGGGTACTGTAGTAAGAGGAGACCAAGAAGCAACGATAACCGTTACAAGAGCAGCTATAAATGCAGGGTTTGGTGGTAGTGGAATGGAAATATTAAAAGGTTCTTCAACAACTGCAAATTCATTTGTAGTAATTTTAGATACCACATATTTATGTGTAGCTACAAGCACCTATAGCACATCAGGAAATGTGGGTTTTGAATTAAGACAAGCTTCACCTGATAATTCTTTTGCAGTAGTTTCAGCATTCACTACAACTCAACTTAATAATATAGGCAAGAATGTAGCAATAGGATTACAATCAAGAGATGTACCTTTAACACAAAGAGGGTATAAGAGTAATCAAAAAACTATGATACATAAAATTGGTTCAGGAACTTTACCTTCTCAATTTACAGAACTCAAAATAAAGATTAGATATAGAGTCTACGAGGCTAGTACGTTTTAATTATAGTAAAGATATATTTTACTATCTTTGTACTTATTAATCTAAATTAAATTTACATAAAATGGCGAAACAAAAAAAAGTAACCGAAAACGAATTGAAGCAAATTCAATCTATGTTGAATGCATTCAATCAACTAAAGTTAAAATTGGCTGATACTGAATTATCAAAACAACAAGTTTTAATTCAGATAACAGACTTGAAAAAAGACTACTCGGAGGTCGAGTCTAAATTAACTAAAAAGTATGGAGTCGATAATAGAATTGATGTCCAAACAGGAGTTATAAGTGAAAAAGAAAATATAAAAACTGAATAATGGCAAAGATAGCTACTTACGCAATAGATGCACAACCAACTATAAATGATAAATTAATTGGAACTAATGTTGATGATGAAAACATTACACTCAATTATAAGATATCAGATATTATTGCTCTTGTGCCGGGTGGAAGTAGTTCAGTACAGTCATTAAATGGACTAACAGGTGTATTAGATATTGTTGGTGCAGGAGGTCTTTCAGTAAGTGCTTCAGGTACAACTATTACTTTAACTCAAACAGGAGGTTCAACTTTTAATAAGTGGACTTTTAAAGGAACGTCAGGTACTGACCAAGCAATAAATGAAACTACTGACACATTAGAAATCAAAAGCACTGAGTTAGATTTTAAAGGAGTAAATACAGGTATTGTAGAGGTTGCTCTAAGTTCTATATCAGGTTTAACACCGGGCAGTTATACCAATGCAAACATCACAGTAAACGCTAAAGGGCAAGTTACACTTGCATCTAATGGAAGTGGAGGTGGTGGAGTTGTATCTGTAAATGGACAAGTTCCTATTGCATCTTCAGGAGGTAATAATCCAACTATAAGTATATCACAAGCTGATGCTTCAGGTGATGGATATTTAGATTCTACAGATTGGAATACCTTTAATGATAAACAAGTTGCACTTAATTTAACTACTACAGGTTCAGGTGCAGCAAGTTTAGATGCAGCAGGAAATTTAAATATTCCAACTAACGCAGGAGGTAGTGGTACACCTGCAGGTAGTGATACACAAGTTCAGTTTAATGATAGTGGTGTTTTTGGAGCAAGTACAAATTTTGTGTTTGATAAATCGAATGCTACATTACAAGTAGGTAAATCTGATAATCCTACAAATCAAGAAGGTATAATAAAAATTGATGGTAATGGTAGTACAACAGGTGGTAAACTAGAACTTGAAACAGGAACTTCTAAAGGAGCAACTCCTGAATCAATAGGAATACAAGCACCGGCAACAGGAAGTGCTTTTAATCTAATATTACCGGGTTCTGCACCGGCAGCTTTTAATCAAAGATTAAAAATTGATACTATCTCAGGTAGCAATTATTCAACTGCTTGGGTAAATGAACTTAGTCTAACGACAACAGGAACGTCAGGAGCAGCAACTTATAATTCAGCTACATCAGTTTTAAATATTCCACAATACAGTGGTGGTGGTGCTGCATCAGGTTGGCAAAAAATTACTGAGAATCAATCAAAAGAAACAGGTTCTTCACAAGTAGGAACTACTGCAATGAGGAATGTAACTTTTGGTCCTGCAGCAAGTTATACAGGAGTTTCTATTGCTAAGACAGGAGAAATTACTTTTGCAACTGCAGGTAACTATTTTATAAACTTTAGTTGTAACTTTAGTAATAATGATGTTGCATCTAATGCAGCCGTTTTATTAGCACCATATACTGCAAGTTCTCAATTTAGAGAAACTGAAACAGTACAGGTAACGGGAACTGCTACTCCAAATGGTTGGAATTTAGGTTTCCCTTTAGTTGTTGTAGACAATACTGTTATAACCTTAAAGATGGTTGCAACAAGTGCAATAACTTCAATAGCACCATACGGTGCTCCGGTTGGTGGAGTTGATGCAGTACCTTCTGCTGCAGTTGCTATTTACAAATTAGTGTAATGGATATTAGAAAAATTTCTATAGGACCTGATTATAAATCAGGAGCAATGCACTATATAGTTGGACAATCTGTATTGGGTGGTAACTATACTATTCATTTAATCAAACAAGATTTTGATAGAGAATCAATAGTGATATACATTGAAGATGAAGAAGGTATAAGAATGTGGAAAGAGTTCACAGACACTATGCCTATATCAATTGAATATAATATAAACTTTTAATTATGTCAAATCATACTTTAAATCCTTCTAGAGTAGAAAATGTTACAACAAATGAAACAAGTAGCAAGACAAAAAGGGGTAAGACTAAAGTAAAACAAACTTTTAAAGATGATTTAAAAGTTACTGATTTAAAGACAGGAGAAGTTGCTACTAAAAAGACTACACAAAAAACTAAAACCAAAACAAATAAAAGAGGTAAAACTAAAACTAAAACTAAGCTTAAAGAAAAGTTTGTTGTTACCAATAAGGATGGTAAAGTTACAATGAAGGATAGTAAAAAAGTTACTTCTAGAAATGGTAAAACTCGTATGAATAGACATAGAGGAAGACTTACCAAAAACTATAGAGCCTAAATAAAATGAAATTTAATGCAATCACCATATTCATTCATCGTAAAACCTATAAAAGGTAAAAGGTATAACAATACAAAAAATGTATCAGGTATTGAATTAATTATAAGTACCTCCAAAGAAGACTCTAATTTTTCAAATAGACAAGCTAAGGTTATAGAACTCCCCCTAGGATATAAAGGTCCAATACAGGTGGGAGATATTTTGTTAGTACATCATAATGTATTCAAATACTATAACGATATGAAGGGCAAAGAAAGAAGTGGTAAAAGCTTCTTCAAAGATGATTTATTTTTTATTGAAGCTGACCAATACTTTGCTTATAAACAAAACGGTCAATGGAATGCAGTAGATAGATATTGTTTTGTAGAGCCTGTAAGTGTAGAAGATAGTTATATCTATAAACCAATAAGTGAAGAACCTTTAGTGGGTTTAATTAAATATCCAAATAAATATTTATTAAGCCAAGGATTAAATAAGGGTGATAAAGTTTCCTTTCAACCTCATAGTGAATATGAATTTAATATTGATGGAGAAAAATTATACAGAATGTATGACCATCAAATAACATTAAAATTATGAATGTAGGTATATACGAAAATGTAATTAAAGAAATAGACAAGTATGTTGATGACATACTAGAAAAAGGATTTGAAGATATACAACTAGAAGAAGGATTATTTAAAAACATACAAGTACGTCAAATAGATGAGTTAGTAATGTTTTTACATAAAAAATATCCTATGTATAAAGGAGTTCTTAATTTTATTAGACGTTCACCACTTAATCAAGAAGAACCTAATTGGATTCACACAGATGATATGATGGGTGATTTGACTGCAATACTTTATTTAAACGAAGAGTCACCTGAAGAAGATGGAACAACTCTTTATTATAAAGGAAAAAAGAGTTGTATATTAAGGTCTAGATATAATAGGTTGATTGTTTTTCCATCACACTTATATCATTCAAGAAATATATTTGAAAACTTTGGATATGCAGAGAAGGCAAGATTAGTACAAGTTTGTTTTTTAAAAAAAGATGATGATGAACGACTTTCATAAAATGTTAGAAGAACAAGGAATAGATTTAGAAGAACTTAATCAATATATAGATTCAGATGAATTTATATTAGAAGCAGGACCTGTTGTTGATTATGGCAATAAAAATTATGAACTAAAAGATTCCGACATAGATGGATTAGGAATATTTGCAAATAAAAATTTTAAGAAAGGAGAAACTATTGGTTATGGTAAAATTGAAGGAACAAGAACTGTCGCAGGTAGATATACCAATCATTCAAAAAAACATAATGCAAAATTTTATTATTTTAAAAAAAATGACAATATGATATTATTAGCAGATAAAGAAATCATTAAAGGAGAAGAGATAGTAACTAATTATAGAAATCATACATATAATAAAGAATACTATGACTGATTATATTTTTTGGGAAGACGAGTGGAATGAGCACGATGGCTCACCAATTCCAATAAGAAAAAAGAAAAGAATTAAAAATGAAATCAAAAGAAACAAAATTAAAAATAATAGAAGCAGGTCACAGGGCAGTGGAACAATTGATAAAGGTTGCGAAGGAAGCGATTATTAAACACGACCCTGAAGATGACTTATCTGCAGACAGATTAAAAAACGCTGCAGCTACAAAGAAGTTAGCAATCTTTGATGCTTTTGAAATACTTAATCGTATTGAAGCAGAAAGAGAAGCTATTGAATCATTAGAAAAAGGTGTAAGTAAAACAGATACTAAACAAGGATTTGCAGAAAGAAGGTCTAAATAGCGTATATAAAAAAATTGATAGTCTGATACCTAAAAATGTTTTAACGTCTAAGAACAAGGCTAAAACGTGGAAATACGGGTATGATTCTAAGTATGATATTATTGTTATATCTAAAACAGGACAAATAGGAGATATAATATCAATTCAAGGATTAGTTATAGCTTTACCTTTAACACCAAAAAAGTGTCTTCAAAGACACTCTAAAAAAGAAGAACAGTATTGGGAGAGAGTAGAATTACCTAAAGCTTTATCAAGAATACAATCTATATTTCAATGGAATGAAATGTCATCAGAATTTAAAGATAGATGGGTTGATTATATAGAAGAGGAGTTCGATAGAAGAGAGCAGGGTTTATGGTATATGTCAAATGGAATACCTACATATATTACAGGAGCACATTATATGTATTTACAATGGACTTCTATAGATATAGGATATCCTGATTTTAGAGAAGCTAATAGATTACTATTTATTTTTTGGGAAGCTTGTAAGGCTGATGTAAGAAGCTTTGGGATGATATACCTAAAGATTAGACGTTCAGGTTTTTCATTTATGAGTTCATCAGAGTGTGTAAACACAGGAACATTAGTTAAAGACTCTAGGGTAGGTATCTTATCTAAGACCGGTTCTGATGCTAAGAAAATGTTTACCGATAAAGTAGTTCCCATAAATAGTAGACTACCATTCTTTTTTAAACCCATTATGGATGGTATGGATAAACCTAAAACTGAATTAGCATTTAGGATTCCTGCATCTAAGATTACAAAAAAAAATATGTATGAAACAAATGATGATGAATTATTTGGATTAGATACAACTATTGATTGGAAAAATACAGACGACAACTCTTATGATGGAGAAAAACTTTTATTGTTAGTTCACGATGAAAGTGGTAAATGGATAAAGCCAAATAATATTTTAAATAATTGGAGAGTAACAAAAACTTGTTTAAGACTAGGTAGTAAAATTATTGGAAAGTGTATGATGGGTTCTACATCAAATGCACTAGACAAGGGTGGAGATAATTTTAAAAGTTTATACAACGATTCTGATGTAGGAAAACGAAATGCAAACGGTCAAACTAAAAGTGGTTTATACAGTTTGTTTATACCTATGGAGTGGAATATGGAAGGCTTTATTGATAAGTATGGGATGCCTGTTTTGAAAACACCCAAGCAAGAAGTATTAGGTATTGATAATCAAATGATATATCAAGGTGCAATTAACTATTGGGAAAACGAGGTAGATTCTTTAAAAAATGACCCTGATGCATTAAATGAATATTATAGACAGTTTCCAAGAACTGAGTCTCACGCATTTAGAGATGAAAGCAAACAATCTATTTTTAACCTAACGAAGATATATCAACAAATTGATTACAACGACTCTTTAATTATGGAACACCACGTTACTCGTGGTTCTTTAAGTTGGAAAAATGGAATACAAGATACTGAAGTAATATTTAGTCCAAACAATAGAGGAAGATTTTTAGTTTCTTGGACACCAAATAAATCTTTACAAAACAAAGTAGAAACAAAAAGAGGTCATAAATATCCCGGTAATTCACATATAGGTGCTTTTGGTTGTGATAGTTATGACATATCAGGTGTTGTAGGTGGTGGTGGTTCTAATGGTGCACTTCACGGAAAAACTATGTTCACTATGGATGAAGCACCAAGTGATGAATTTTTTTTAGAATATGTAGCTAGACCACAAACTGCTGAAATATTTTTTGAAGATGTTTTAATGGCTTGTGTTTTTTATGGTATGCCGATACTTATAGAGAATAATAAACCTAGATTACTATATCATTTTAAGAATAGAGGGTATAGAAATTATTGTTTAAACAGACCCGATAAACATTATACAAAATTATCAAAAACAGAAAAAGAATTAGGGGGTATACCTAATTCAAGTGAAGCAGTAAAACAAGCACACGCTTCAGCAATAGAATCTTATATTGAAAGTCATATAGGATTAAAGGAAGAATTAGAGATGGGTGATATGGTTTTTACACGAACATTAGAAGATTGGGCAAAGTTTGATATTACAAACAGAACTAAGTATGATGCCTCTATTAGTTCAGGTTTAGCAATTATGGCTACGCAAAAACACTTATATTTACCTGAGAAAAAACTTTCAAAAATAAAGGTTAACTTTGCAAGGTATAGTAACAAGGGTAAATATAGCGAAATTATTAGATGAGAAAATAGATATTAATATATCATCTGCAGGATTTCCTAGTCAATTTGTATCAGATAGTGAAAAAGCCACTGACGAATTTGGGTTGCAAATTGGTCAAGCAATACAATATGAATGGTTCAAAAAAGACGGAAACAGTTGTAGATATTATAATCAGTTTAGAGATTTTCACAGACTGAGATTATATGCGAGAGGTGAACAACCAATAGGTAAATATAAAAACGAATTAGCAATTGATGGAGATTTGTCCTATCTTAATTTAGATTGGACACCTGTTCCTATACTTCCTAAATTTGTAGACATCGTAGTCAATGGTATGCAAAGCAGAGAATTTGTAGCCAACGCTTATGCACAAGATGCATTATCACAATCCAAAAGAAGTAAGTATCAACAAATGATTGAAGGGCAAATGGTTGCTAAACCTATGCTCGAAACTATACAACAAAAAACAGGAGCAAACCCTTTTACTGTAAACCCTGATGAACTTCCTGAAAGTGATGAAGAACTAAAGTTGTATATGCAACTTAACTACAAACCTGCAATTGAAATTGCAGAAGAGGAAGCTATAAGTACAATTTTTGCATCTAATAAATATAATGATATTAGAAAGCAAATTGATTATGACATTACCTGTATAGGAATTGGATGTGTTAAACACGAATTTTTAGAAGGCAATGGAGTTAAGTTGTCTTATGTTGACCCTGCCAATATTATTTATAGCTATACAGATGACCCACATTTTAAAGATTGTTTCTATTGGGGTGAAATAAAAACTTTACCAATTATAGAATTAAAAAAGATTGACCCTTCTTTAACCAATGAGGATATGGAAGAAATATCTCAATATTCTCAAAGTTGGTATGATTATTATAACACTGCTCAATTTTATGAGAATGATATTTTTTATAAAGATACTGCAACCGTTATGTATTTTAATTATAAGACTACTAAAAAAGTAACTTATAAAAGAAAGGTAAAAGAAAATGGTAATGTAAGTATGATTGAAAAAGATGATACTTTCAATCCACCACCTGAAATGCAGGAAGAAGGGAACTTTGAAAAAGTTCAGAAAACTATTGATGTATGGTATGAAGGTGTAATGGTTATGGGAACAAACATTATTCTTCAATGGAAGTTAATGGAAAATATGGTAAGACCACAGTCTGCTACACAACACGCTATACCAAATTACTTTGCAGTTGCACCAAGAATGTATAAAGGTGCTATAGAGTCTTTAGTTAGAAGAATGATTCCTTTTGCTGACTTGTGTCAAATTACTCATTTAAAATTACAACAAGTAATATCTAGAGTTGTACCTGATGGTGTATTTATAGATGCAGATGGATTAAATGAAGTAGACCTAGGAACAGGAAATGCATATAATCCTGAAGATGCTTTAAGATTGTATTTTCAAACGGGTTCTGTTATTGGTAGAAGCTATACTCAAGAGGGTGATTATAATCAGGGTAAAATTCCTATTAAAGAATTACAATCTTCTTCAGGTGCTAGTAAAACTCAAATGCTTATTCAAAACTATAATCACTATCTAAACCAAATTAGAGTAGTAACAGGATTGAATGAAGCTAGAGACGGAAGTTCTCCTGACCCTAACTCTTTAGTTGGATTACAAAAACTTGCAGCTTTAAATTCAAATGTAGCCACTAGGCACGTTTTAGATGCTGCATTGTATTTATATAAATCATTATCGGAAGCTATTACTTATAGGGTTGCTGACATATTACAATATGCAGACTTTAAAGATGAATTTATAAATCAAATAGGAAAATACAATGTAAGTATTTTAGGAGATATAAATGATTTATATATATATGACTTTGGAATATTTATAGAACTATCTCCTGACGAAGAACAAAAACAAATGTTAGAAGCCAATATACAAATGGCTTTATCTAAGGGAGATATTAATCTTGAGGATGCAATTGATGTAAGAGAAATAAAAAATCTAAAACTTGCAAATCAATTATTAAAACTAAAAAGAACATCTAAGCAAGAAAGAGAAGAAAAAATGGCTATGCAAAAACAAGCTATGCAAAGTCAACAAATTCTTAAACAACAAGAGATGGCTCAACAAACTGCTATGCAAAAACTTCAAATGGAAACTCAGTCCAAGATGCAGTATAGACAAGCAGATATTGCTTTTGAAATTGAAAAGCTAAAAGCTGAAGCTGATTTAAAATCTAGATTGATGCAACAAGAGTTTGAGTTAAACTTACGGTTGAGACAAATGGATGCTCAACAATTATCTTCAAGAGAAGATAAAAGAGAAGATGCTAAATCTAAAAGAATTAGTCAAGCTAATACAGAGCAATCTAAATTAATACAACAGAGAAAAAATAATTTACCACCGGTAAATTTTGAATCTAATGAAGATAGTTTAGATGGTTTTGATTTAGCAGAGTTTAACCCAAGATAACTCGTCTAAATCACAAAGAAATTTTGTGTAACTTTGTAAAAATTAAATTTAATATAATATGGAAATAAAAGTAAAAGCCGTAGATGTATCAGGCGAAGAAAAGTCTGTACAACAAGTGGAACAAGAATTGCTTGACAAACACGAGCAGCAACAAGAAGAAACACCAAAAGCTGAAGTAGCTGAGGTTAAAGAAGAACCAAAGGTTGAAGAACCAAAGGTTGAAGAAAAAATTGAAACTCAATCCTCGGAGTTAAAAGAGGAAGACGTTCTTAAATTTATTGGTAATAGATACGGAAAAGAGATTAAATCTCTTGATGAATTAAGTCAACAGAGAGAGGAAGAACCTCTACCTGAAGATGTTTCAAAGTATCTTAAGTATAAAAAAGAAACAGGTCGTGGATTCGATGACTTCGTAAAACTAAATAGAAATTACGATGAAATGGAATCAGACCAATTGCTAAAAGAATATCTGACTGTAACTGAAAAAGGTTTAGATGCAGAAGATATTGATGACCTTATGGAAGATTATTCATTTGATGAAGAAATTGATGATGAAAAAACTGTAAGAAAAACAAAATTAGCAAAGAAAAAAATTATTGCTAAAGCAAGGGATTTTTTTGAAACACAAAAAGAGCAATATAGTGTACCTCTTGAGTCGAGAAGGGAAGCTGCTCCGATGGATGAATCAGAAGAATACAAAGCATATAAGCAATATATAGCAGAAGCGAAGACAATTCAAGAACAAAATGCCCGTAAGGGTGAGGTGTTCACAGAAAAGACGAATAATGTTTTCAGTGAGTTCAAAGGTTTTGAGTTTACGTTAGATGATAACAAAGTTTATTTTTCTCCCGGTGATGCTGATGAATTGAGAAAAACACAGTTAGACCCTACAAACTTTATAAAAAGGTTTTTAGATGAAGATGGTGTTATGAACGATGCAACAGGTTACCACAAGTCACTAGCGATGGCAATGCATCCTGATAAATTTGCTAAGTTCTTTTATGAACAAGGTAAAAGTCAAGCTGCTGATGAGCAAATGAAGAAGTTAAAAAATATAAATATGACTACTCGAACTGCTCCTGAAGTAGGGAAAACTAAATCAGGTATGCAAATAAAATCTTTAAACCCTGACTCAGGTCGAGGATTAAAGATTAGGAAACGTAAATAAATGTTAAACTTAAAAATTAGAAATTATGCCCGTACAAAACGTACCCGGTTTTGATTTACAACCAAGTGCACAAAGAGTGCCGTTGGAATCAAACTATATTACTAATTTCGATTTCTTGAATCAGTATCTACCTGATACTTATGAAAAGGAATTTGAAAGATATGGTAATAGAACAATTAGTTCCTTCCTGAGAATGGTAGGAGCAGAAATGCCTTCTAACTCTGACCTTATTAAATGGGCAGAGCAAGGTAGATTACATACTAAATATGTAGATGTAACAACAGGAGCAAACGCTGCTGATGACGAAGCAACTTTTACAGTAAACGATGCAGGTAACCCTGCGTTTGGTGCTGATAATGGTATTGCTATTAGAACAGGACAAACTGTATTTATCTCTGATAATGCAGGTGGTGGTTCTGTAAAAGGTCTTGTTACTGTAGTAGATTATCCTAACAAGCAGTTCAAAGTTGCTTTCTACCCTGCAGCAGGTATACCTGTAGCAGGAGCAGGAAAGAAATTTTCTGTTTGGATTTATGGTTCTGAATTTAAAAAAGGAACTATAGGAATGGCTAACTCTCTTGAAGCTGATGATTTCATCTTTGAAAACTCACCAATTATCTTAAAAGATAAGTATGAGGTATCAGGTTCAGATATGGCTCAAATCGGTTGGATTGAAGTTACAACTGAAAATGGAGCATCAGGATACTTATGGTATCTAAAGTCTGAGCACGAAACAAGATTGAGATTTGATGACTATCTAGAGACTGCAATGATTGAAGCAGTTCCTGCTGAAGCAGGAGGTGGTGTGGTTGCACAAGCAGATTTTGCTGACGGTGGTAACAAAGGTTCAGAAGGTATCTTCTACGTTGTTGGAACAAGAGGTAATGTATACGGTGGTGGTAACCCAACTACTTTAGCTGAGTGGGATTCTATCATTTCAAGACTTGACAAGCAAGGTGCTATTGAGGAAAATGTTGTATTTGTAGATAGAGATTACTCTTTCGACATTGACGATATGTTATCTCAGCAGTCATCTAATGCAGCAGGTGGAGTATCTTACGGTCTTTTCGATAACGAAAAAGAGATGGCTCTTAACTTAGGATTCACAGGATTTAGAAGAGGTTATGACTTCTATAAGTCTGATTGGAAATACTTGAATGACCCTACTATGAGAGGTGATTTACCAAGTGCAGCAGGTAGTGGAAAAGTAAGTGGACTTTTAGTTCCTGCAGGTTCTACTTCTGTATATGACCAAATCTTAGGTAAGAACGCTAAGAGACCATTCTTGCACGTTAGATATAGAGCTTCAGAAACTGAAGACAGACGTTACAAGACTTGGATTACAGGTTCTGCAGGTGGAGCAAGAACTTCTAGCTTAGATGCTATGGAGGTTAACTTCCTATCTGAAAGAGCAGTATGTACTCTTGGAGCAAACAACTTCTTCTTATTCAACGCATAAGAAGATAAATAATAGGGGAGTGTCTTCAAAGACACTCCCTTTTATTACTTAATAACTTTAATTTAATTCTAATAAAATGAAAAAAGCAAAAAAAATATTTATAGATAAAAGCTATAAACTAACACAGGATGCAGCACCTCTTTCCTTTATGCTGCCAATAAGACACTCTAAAAGATTTCCTTTAATGCACTTTGATGACACTACAGGTGTTAACAGAGAACTAAGATATTCTAGTAATCAAAAGAGTTGTTTTAGAGATGAACAAGACGATAATGTAGTATTAACTCCTGTCATATTTGAAGACGGATTTTTATTTGTTCCTAAACAAGAACAAGTATTACAAGAGTTTATGCACTATCACCCTTTAAATGGTAAGGTGTTTGTTGAAGTAGACAAAGCTAGAGATGCAGAAGATGAAGTGTCAACATTAATGGTACAAGCAGATGCATTAGTAGAAGCCAAGTCTTTAAAATTAGAACAACTTGAAAATGTGTGTAGAGTATTATTTGGTAGTAATGTATCAACTATGTCTACTGCAGAACTTAAAAGAGATGTTTTAGTTTATGCTAAAAGACAACCTCAAGATTTCTTAGAAGTAATCAAAGACCCTGACTTACAACTATTAGGTACTGTACAAAGATTATTTGACGATGGAATATTACAATTCAGAAAAAGTCAAAAGGAAGTATGGTATAATACTAAAACCAATAAATCAAAAATGTTAAATGTTCCATTTGGAAAAGACGGATATGATTTGGTTGCATCATTCTTTAGAAGTGATGAGGGTATTGATGTGTTAAAACACCTAGAAACACTAATAGATTAATTTGTATCTTTGTGGCTAGTCTTATACCACGAAGGTATAAGTTTTTACTAACCTTAAATTTTTTACAATGTTAAAGTATTTACAAATTACAACCGGTGATGGTGTTGAGTTAATTGCTGCTGACGATATTCTATATTGTGAGTCAGGAAGTTCAACTGCCGTTAAGATGGCTCTTAAAGGAGGTGCTTCGCACATCCTAGTTACAGGAACAGGCTTAACAAGTGGCTTCGCTGAAGCAGTTCACGCTGCTTTACAAGTGGCAGGTGAAACTAATTGGATGAAAACAACATCAGTTGTTGAATTACCAATTGGTGTAGTAGTTACTTCACTAGCAGTTACTGCAGGAGTATAACCCCTGAACTAACCGAAATTAAGAGACCTCTTCAAAAATGAAGGGGTCTTTTTTTTTCATTATCTTTGTAGAAAAAGAAACAGATGATTAATTCAGTTAGACAAACAGTTATGTCAGTTCTGAATAAGAATAATTATGGATACATATCCCCATCTGACTTTAACTTATTTGCTAAACAAGCACAGTTAGATTTATTTGAAAATTATTTTTATCAGTATAACTATCAGATTATGAAAGAAAATGCCCGTCAATCAGGAACGGGATATGCTGATATAGTTAAAGGTATAGAAGAGGTTATTGATACATTTTCTGAGACAAAGCCTTTGACCCAAGTAGTAGCTAATACTAATAATTTTTTTCTACCTTCTTTAACAACTACTGATAATGACTATTATCTTATTAATAAAATGCTTATTAATAACAAGGTGTTAGCAAGTGGAACTACAGACGGAACAGTGGGGGGTCAAAACTCTATTGTTGATAGTACGGCTACATTTACTACAGATGGTATTTCAGTGGGTGATATTGTTGGGATAAAAATTAGTGGTGTAACATATAATTATAGTATTACAAATGTAGTAAACGATACCACTCTACAAACAAGTGGTAGTAATATAAATACTCAACCTTTGTTTTATACCGTATATAAAAAAGGAAATACAAAAGAAGCAGAAAAAGTTACGCATTCAAAAATTACAATGCTTAATCATTCAATTCTAACTTCTCCCAATTTAATGTTTCCTGCTTATACACAAGAGGGATTGACATCAGATTTATTCCCTGAAGAAATAAACGGAATTGGTCAAGTTGTATGTCAATATATAAGATTTCCTTTTGTACCTAAGTGGACATTTGTGACACTTACAAATGGAGAGCCATCATTTGACCCAACTCAGCCTGACTATCAAGATTTTGAATTACCTAATGATGATGAAGTAAACTTAATTAATAAGATACTTCAATATGCAGGAATGTCAATAAGAGAAATTGGTGCAGTACAATTTGCTCAAGCTGAAGAACAAGCTAATAACCAACAAGAAAAATAATTATGGCATATATAACGCAATATCAATATTATGAGAACGGAGGTCTTGCACCAACAAACGCTAATTGGGGTTCATACCAATATGTATCTTTAGAAGATATAGTAAACAATTTTATGCTAATGTATTCCGGTAATCATAGTCTTGTAAATAATGAAGAAAGATATAAAGTTTTATTTCACGCTAAAAGAGCAATACAAGAATTAAATTACGATGCTTTCAAAGAAATTAAAATACTTGAGTTAAACGTATGTGATACATTAAGATATGTTTTACCTGATGACTATGTTAATTGGGTTAGAGTATCTATATATCAAAATGGTTTATTAAAACCTTTAACAGAAAACATTCAAACAAATTGGTCTTCAGCATACTTACAGGATAACGAGTGTAGAATATTATTTGATATTGATGGTAATGCTTTAAGACCACAGGATTCTACTATTGATTATGAAAGAATTAGAGGAGGAAAACAGTCAATCTATTTAAACCAAAACTCTGAAATGTATGGAAGAGCAGGTTGGTGTTGTGATGGAGAATGGTTCTTTGAGTACGGTATTGGAGCAAGGTATGGATTAAATACTGAAACTGCCAATGCAAATCCCACTTTTAAAATCGACCCTAAAGGTGGTGTAATTAATTTTAGTTCAGGAGTAGCCAACGAATTAATAATACTTGAATATGTTTCAGACGGTATGGTAAACGGTGATGATAGTTTAGTTACAGTCAACAAACTGTTTGAAGATTATATTTATGCTGCAATTGAATATGCGATTTTAGGTTCTAAAGTTGGTGTACAAGAATACATTGTAACAAGACTTAGAAAGAAAAGTGCAGCACTTTTAAGAAACGCAAAAATTAGAATTAGTAATATACACCCCGGAAGACTCTTAATGAATATGAGGGGTAGAGATAAGTGGATTAAGTAATATGGCAAATGTAACAAGAAACTTTACGGCAGGTAAGATGAACAAGATGGTTGATGAACGTCTTGTTCCTAACGGTCAATATATTGATGCGTTAAATGTTCGTATGGGTTCTACTGAACAAGCAGAGATTGGAGTTATAGAAAACTCTTTTGGTAATACTCAGCTTACTACATTAGAATTTAATAGTGTAGAATTATCTAGTCAAGCTAGATGTATAGGTGCATACGAAGATGGTGCAAGAGAAACTATCTATTGGTTTGTTCACGATAAAAATTATACATCAAGTCCTACAGGAAAACTTGATATGGTTGTCTCATACAATACTAACACAACCATAGTAACCTATCATTTAATAAGTGTAAATGATGGAAGTGGTGTAAATACAACTTTAAATTTTAATGAAGACTTTTTATTTACAGGTGTAAATATGGTTGAAGATATGTTGTTTTTTACAGACAACTATAACCAACCAAGAAAAATAAATATTAAAAGAAACTACGATGAACCAAGTGGTGCTCCATTAGTTGACGGATTTATTAATGAGGATATACTTGTAATTAAAAAACCACCTGCTGCTGCACCATCGATTTCTTTGGTTAGAACAGGAGGTCAAGAAAACTACTTAGAAGAAAGGTTTATTTGTTTTGGATATAGATATAAGTATGCAGATGAAGAATATTCTGCAACTTCACAATTTACAAGTGCAGCTTTTGTTCCTAATCTTTTTAATTATTCCCCTGATAATTATTTAAACGAAGGTGTTACAAATCTTTTTAACACGGCAGAAATAACATTTAATACAGGTGGACCTTTGGTTATAGGTATTGATTTATTATTCAAAGACAACGCAAGTAATGTTATTAAAATTATTGAAAAGCTAACTAAATCAGACCAAGGTTATGTAGACTATCAAGATGTTACATTTAGTTTTTCAAGTAGTAAGATTTTTACAATTTTACCTGATGCAGAAATATTAAGGTTGTTTGATAATGTACCTAGATATGCTCAAGGTCAAACTATTATGGGTAATAGATTGATGTATGGTAACTATGTAGAAGGATATAATATGGTAGACCATAATGGTAACCCTGTTAGGTTTGATTATAGTTTAGAAGCAGTAAAACAAACCTTTGAACCTGAAGCAAGAGATGGTGTTTTGTCTCAAGGAAATTATAGTATTCAGGGTGCACAGGGTTATGCAGGTTCTGTAGTTACTTTTGATTTAAACAATTTAGATTTAGTAGAAGGAGCACAGTTATCTTTTACTTTTAGTTTTGAGCACGAATTTTGGGCAGGAGATGCACCATTGCCTGATGACCAAAACAATGGACTAAACCTTCCTCCGATAGATGTAATATTTGTATTTCAACTTACACAAGATTATAATAGTGTATATGAATTAGCTACTAGCGATGAGTTTGCAGCAGCAATAGGAACAAGTTTGCCGGGTGGTAATATTGAACCAATGGCTAATGCTAGTAATGGTTCAACTCTTACAGACCAATACAACGCAACATTTATAGCAACAATTTCTGATGGCACTACTACAGTTCTTAAATATCAAAGTGGTATTAGTGCTATAGAACAAGCAGTAGAAGTAATTTCATCACCGGCTACTACAGAAATTAGTTTTCAATTTCCTGCAATTCAATATGCAGATAATATAGCAACACCCACTCAAGTATGTACAGAATATTTTTCTATAAATGCTAATGACTTTGAATATTCAAAAGCAGGTAACGGTAGAAGCTTACATAGTAATAGAAGTTATGAAATAGGTATTCTATATATGGATGAGTTTAATAGAACTACTCCTGCATTAGTAAGTCAATTTGACACATTCCATTTTGGGTGTGGAGATTCAGCTACTAAAAATAGTTTGAATGTAAGGATACCAACAACACAGATTGCACCTGCTTGGGCAAAAAGATACAAGTTTGCTTGTAAGCCTGACAAACAAACTTACGATACAATATATACTAATATATATTTTACTGACCCTAACTCTTCTGAATCTTATTTTTTACTTGAAGGTGAAAACTCTCAGAAGGTTACAGACGGTCAAAGATTTATAGTTAAAGCAGATTCAAGTGGTCCAACTCAAAATTGTGTTTTTGCAACAGTATTAGAAAAACAAGCACAAGAAAAAAACTTTATAGAGATACCATCTGAAGATGACCCTGATGAAAATATCCCTGTTCCTGCCGGAACATATATGAAAATCAAAGCAAACAACTTTGCAGTTGAAACCACAGAGAATGCTATAATAGATTTTGGTTGTGAGAAAAGAACTAGAAAAGATTCAGGTTGTGGATATGTGGTGTCATACCCTGTCAACTTACAAGGTAGTGACCCAAACAATCCAAGCTTTACTCACATTGATTATGATATACCGGGTGGCTCAAGAATTGTTTTTAATTTTGTGTTTAACAGAAATGGATATAGAGGTGGAGATGGTAACTGTGAAAGAAGAAGATATGAATTAAAAAAGACACTTACTGCTTCACAAGAGTATGATAGCTTTTTAGAATGGTTTGAAGGAGATAATATACAAGCAGTATTAAAGCAAGGTTTTCAAAGTGTAGGTGGCTCAGGAGGTCCAATTGAAAACGAATATGAAGGACAATTAACAAGTAGTGGTAATTTAAGTTGTTCGGTTGGTACAAACTATTATGGTATATATAGAAACCCAACTACAAACCAATTACTTTTTCAAGCAAGAGGTACAAAATCTTGTACAAGTTCTACTTGGAGAAGTAATGGTAGGTCTAGTACAAAGCTTTGTATAACAGTATTTAGAGCAGAGAACACATTTATTTTTGAAAGTGAACCATTAGATGCTTCACCTGATATTTGGTTTGAAGGTGCAGAAACATTTGATATAGTTTCAACTGATAATATTTGTCAGTTTGATTTGTCAGTAGCACTAGCAGAACCCGACCCTATAGCATTTAATTATACTGATATAAACGGCTTTGCTCAAACCGTAGAGGTTGGTCCTGATAATAATAAAACTGTAACAGGTGTATGTGGTTCTTTATCTATAAGTCCTGCAACAACTCCAATAAACCCTGCTAATGTAACAATAGTAAGCACCTCTTTAGACAGAGGAAATCATTTAGGTAATATACAAAACCAAACTTCAGCACAAGATGCTTTAGTTAGTTCAGGATTCTTTAATTGTTTTTCTTTTGGTAATGGTGCAGAAAGTTATAAGATAAGAGATAGTATTTTAGGTAAAGAATTAAAGCTAGGAAATAGAGTTACATCAACTCAAAACGAAGACTACGCTGAAGTAAGAAGATTTGCAGATATAACTTATAGTGGGGTGTTTAATGATGAATCTAATGTAAATAAACTGAATGAGTTCAATGCAGGTAATCTAAACTTTAAAGCATTAGAAGAATCTTTTGGACCAATTCAAAAATTATTTGCAAGAGAAACAGATGTACTTACTTTACAAGAAGATAAAATATCCTATGTACTTGCAGGTAAAAATTTATTATCTGATGCAGGTGCAGGTAGTAATTTAATTAGTGTACCTGAAGTATTAGGAACTCAAATTGCTAGAGTAGAAGAGTTTGGTATAAGCCATAACCCTGAAAGCTTTGCTCAGTATGGAGCAGATAGATTTTTTACTGATGCAAAACGTGGAGTTGTGTTACAATTGAGTGGTACAACTTACGCTAACGACCAACTAACTAATATTTCTCAATTAGGTATGAGGTCTTGGTTTAGAGATTTATTTAATGAGCAGTTTGAAAAACAAAAGCTAGGTGGGTTTGACCCATATATGAATGAGTTTGTATTAAGTGCAAATCAACAAGATATACCTATGCCTAAAGATTGTATTAATTGTGGCATAACTCAAAATATTAGCATAACATCTACAGAACCTTTTGACAACTGTTTTGAACTAGGTCAAGATGTTGGTCCTGTTTTAATTTCTTGGGTTGCAGGAAAAGGCACAGGAACTTTTAATGTTGCAGCTACTTATAGTGGTACAACTGTATCAGCTACTAATCAAACTTCAAGTGGTAGTATTACTGTAAATAAAAACAATGTAAATATCACTGATATGGACTTGTTAATTACAACTACAGGAACTCAAAATTTAACTATTACAGTAGCTTGTCCTGATGCTAAATCTATAACACTTGTTGAGGTCTGTGTTACAAGTGCAAACGAACAAGGATTGTTAGTTCATAACGAACATAGATTTGTAGATGGCACTTATGTTTCACCATTAACTTCAACACAAGTTTCTTTTGGACAAGGTTCTACAAACCCTATTGTTACTTTTTATCAAACCACATTAGGTAATCAGGGAGCAGGACCAATACCAACTACAGGCTCTCAAGAAACTTTAGCGTTTAGAAAGATGCAGGGTGATACTGCAGTTTTTGATGAGGCAACAAACAAGTTTAGATACTTGGTTTCAGCAACTCAATATGTGAACACACCTCAATCGGTTGCACAATTGATAGCAGCATCAAGTCATACTACAACAGATGTTTCACAAGGACCAAATTATTACAAAGGCAACTTTGCAATGCCTTCAATAAACGATGGAGAATATTTATATATTATTTACGACTATAGAAAGCCAACACTAATAGACCTATGTAATGGTCCTGATGCAGTGGCAGCTTGTTGTGGTTGTACAACAATTTAATTTAGAACTATGGCAAATTATTATCTAGACGGAACAACTTTAAATAAT